TTAGTTACTCCAACTATTGGTGCTGCGACTGCCACAACAGTTAATAAAGTTACTGTTACTACACCCGCAACTGGATCTACTCTAACACTGGTAGAAGGTTCTACTCTAGCAACTTCTGGTGCGTTTAGTACAACTCTAACGGCCACTGCTGCAACCAATGTAACATTACCAACTACTGGTACTTTAGCTACCCTTGCTGGTACGGAAACGCTTACCAATAAAACATTAACAACACCAACACTTAATAGTGCGGTTGTAAATAATAATAATGCTGTTTCTGCTGCGGGTTCAACTCAAGCAGACGCTACTGCTTTAACTGTAGATTATAATGTGGTTACTACAGTTGCCGCATCTACTGGTGTTAAACTTCCAACCGGTACTGCTGGGCGTAGAATTGTAATTGTTAATAAAGGTGCCAACATTCTCAAAATCTATCCTGTGACCTCGTCATATATAGATGGTGAATTAATTAATGCTGCAATTTCTCTTGGTGTAAACGGTTCAATTGAGTTGATGGCATCATCATCTACACAGTGGTATTCTATTGCGCGGGTTGCAATTTTTGACTCCTCTGGAGCTTTATTAAACTAAGAATTTAGTAAATGAATGTTATAAATAAAATAAAGACAATTAAATTTAACCAGGTAAAATCGTGACTACATTAACTGACATTGTTGTTCCAGGCAATATTTTAACAGCATCAAATACTGCTACTCTAACTAATAAAACAATTAGTGGAGCAAACAACACTTTAACCGTTCGAATGGCAAGTGATGTTTCTGGTACTTTGCCAATAACCAACGGCGGGACAGGACTAACTGCTCTTGGTACTGCTGGACAGGTTCTTACTGTTAACGCAGGTGCTACAGCTTTGGAGTTTGCTGCTGGCGGTGGCGGTGCTGGTGGGCTTGAATATGTTGTAAAAACCGCTAACTATACAACTTCTGATTTAGAAGGTGTATTGGCAGATACTTCAGGTGGAGCATTTACAGTAACATTACCTGCATCACCAAGCGCAGGCGCTCAGGTTGTAATAGCAGATTCCGGTAATGCTTGGGGAACCAATAATCTTACAATTGCCAGAAACGGTTCAACTATTGCTAGTGTAGCTGAAAACTTGGTTTGCGATATCACCGGTGCAAGCATTCAACTTGTATATGATGGTGCAACATGGGAAGTTTATACTCAATTAGGCGCTGGTGGTGGTTCAGAAGTTACTTTATCCGGCACACAAACTCTTACAAATAAAACTTTAACAAGTCCAACATTAACAACACCCACACTTGGTACACCAGCATCTGGTGTTCTAACCAATGCAACTGGACTTCCAATTTCTACTGGTGTTTCTGGTCTTGGTACTAATGTCGCCGCATTTTTGGCAACACCTAGTTCAGCAAATTTAATATCAGCAGTCACTGATGAAACAGGAACTGGTGCGTTAGTATTTGCTACAAGCCCAACGCTTGTAACTCCGGTACTTGGCACACCAGCCTCCGGCAATCTCAGTAGTTGCACAGCAGACGGCACAGACGCAGTTGGCTTTAAGAACATTCCGCAGAACTCACAGTCCGCTGCCTACACTCTCGTTTTAGCAGATGCGGGCAAGCACATATTTCACCCAGTTGGTGACAACAATGCTCGCACGTTTACAATCCCAGCGAACTCTAGTGTTGCCTACCCTATTGGCACGGCGCTTACGTTCATCAACATGGCGGTAGCTAACGTCACGATTGCAATTACGTCTGACACATTGATACTGTCATCCGCAGGCACAACAGGCTCACGAACTTTGGCTACAAATGGTACAGCGACTTGCATTAAAATCACCTCTACTGAGTGGCTGATTTCAGGGAGTGGCTTAACGTAATGAGTGGTGCTCATCAAATTGTTTATATGAACCAGCGGTCTTTTGGGGCACCGCCGGGTCAACAAGCCTATACAACTGCTGGTATTTACACTTGGGTTGTTCCTGGGGGAGTATCTTCTGTTTCTGTTGTTGCTGTCGGTGCCGGTGGCGGCCCCAGTAGCGCAGGTGGCAATTCGTCATTTGGATTGGATGTAATCGCAGGTGGTGGTGGTGCCGGCAACAGCGGTCGTGCTGGCGGAACGGTTATAGAAGGACAAGGGGGCAACGGCGGATCAGGTGCCGCTTACCCGGGCGGCGGTGGCGGCGCTGGTGGTTACAGTGGAAATGGTGGAAGTGCTAATGCCGCCGCGGGAAGCGGTGGTGGTGGCGGTGCCGGTAGGGGGGACTTCAATGTTAATTGGACCGGTGGTACTACGGGCGGTGGAGTAGGTATACTTGGTGAAGGATCAAATGGTGCAGGTGGATTAGCATTCGGTGACGGAAGTGCCAGTGGCGGCAGCGCAGGCAGCGGTGGATCCGGTAAGACTTACGGCGGTGGTGGAACTGGAATTAGTCTCTATGGTTCAAGGGATGGCGCAGGTGGTGGTGCATTATCTTGGAAGAATAGTATTACAGTAACCCCGGGATCTAGTATAACAGTCACTGTAGGGGCTGCTGGTACTGGCGGCGCATTCGACGGCGGCGTAGGAGCAGTAAGAATCATATGGGGTACTGGACGAGCATTCCCATCAACTAACACAGGTAATTTATAATGGAACTTTATATACGCATTAAAAATAACGAACCATTTGAACATCCGATACTAGGTGATAATTTTCGTCAAGCATTCCCATTGATTGATGTAAATAATTTACCTATTGATTTTGCTAAGTTTATACGAGTGACACCTCCTATTTTAGGTCCTTATGAAATTTATGAGGGGGTTTCTTATGAATGGAATAATAATATTGTTACTGACGTACATCATGTGCAGCTAATGACTGAGCAAGAAAAAATAATAAAACAAAACTCAGTTAAAGAAGAATGGGAACTGAATGGTTATGAATCTTGGATTTTTGATGAAAACAGTTGTTCGTTTCAAGCTCCTGTTAAAATGCCTGAAGACGGAAATCAGTATTTATGGGATGAATCATCACTATCATGGAATATATTAGCAATAATTACAACAGAATGAGCGTTATAAGCTATATAATTATAACCTTATAAATAGAATAAAGACACTCAAATTTAACCAGGTAAAATCATGGCTGTATTAAGTAACATTGTAGCTCCAGGCAATATTTTAACAGCATCAAATACTGCTACTCTAACTAATAAAACAATTAGTGGAGCAAACAACACTTTAACCGTTCGGATGGCAAGTGATGTTTCTGGCACTCTTCCCGTAGCTAATGGCGGTACAGGACTAACTGCTCTTGGTACTGCTGGACAGGTTCTTACTGTTAACGCAGGGGCTACAGCTTTGGAGTTTGCTGCCGCTGCTGGCGGGTCAAGTGGAGTAAGCTATCCACAAAGCATAAAGTCAGCCGACTACACGCTGGTACTGGGTGACGCTGGTTATCAAATATTCCACCCTGCTTCCGATACCGAGCTAAGGACATTCACGATACCGGCTAATTCAAGTGTCGCCTTCCCAATTGGCACAACGGTACTTTTTGCAAATGAAAATGGCGCAAAATTGGTAGTTGTTAGCATTACTACAGATACATTGGTAACTACTCGCTCAGTAACAGGTAGTAAGGTAGTTCCGGCAGGCGAAATTTTAACAGCAATAAAAGTCACAGATACCAAGTGGATGTGCTTTTTGACTGGCGAATATACAACTACTCAGCAGATGATAGCTGTAGCGCACTACGACACTCCCTACGTCTCTGCTTACCGATGGAGTTCTAGTGGCTTTGGTTCTAAGTTTTCTAACCCAGGAACATTACCGACAAGTAACTCGGAAAGTGTTGCGTTCTCTCCTGCGGGGACTGAGATAGCTTTAGCAAACGTCAGCAGTCCCTACGTCACTGCTTATCCTTGGAGTTCTAGTGGCTTTGGTTCTAAGTTTTCTAACCCAGGAACATTACCGGCAGGTCAGGGTATGCATGTTGCATTCTCTCCTACTGGGAATGCGATAGCAATAGCACACCACACTTCTCCTTACATTTCTGTTTATCCTTGGAGTTCTAGTGGCTTTGGTTCTAAGTTCTCCGACCCAGGAACATTACCGACAAACGCGGGTATGTCTGTTGCGTTCTCTCCTACTGGGAATGCGATAGCTGTAGGACACCAATCTTCTCCCTACATCTCTACTTACCCGTGGAGTTCTAGTGGCTTTGGCTCTAAGTTTTCTAACCCAGGAACACTACCAGGCGGATATGTCTCAGACGTTGCGTTCTCTCCTGCGGGGACTGAGATAGCTTTAGCACACACCGGATCACCCTACATCTCTACTTATCCGTGGACTTATGCTAGTGGCTTTGGCACTAAGTTTGCCAATCCAGCATCGGGCCTTAGTTATGAAGGAACTGCTGTTGCATTTTCTCCTGCCGGAACTGAGATAGTGATAGGCAATACTTATCCCTTTCTCTTTGGTTATCCGTGGAGTGCTAGTGGCTTCGGCACTAAGTTCTCCGACCCAGCAACAATGCCGACTGGTGCAGTGTACGGTGTTGCATTTTCTTCTGCGGGGACTGAGGTAGCTGTAGCGCATGGCAGCAGTCCCTACGTCACTGCTTACCCGTGGAGTTCTAGTGGTTTTGGTACTAAGTTTACTAATCCAGGAACAGCGGTCGGTGGAAGTTACGGACTCGATGTTGCATTCACAAACAATTAAGGACTATAATTATGATTTATACCCAACTTTCCAAAGAATACAAATACGATACTCTTGCAGATGCTATTTTTGCGCGTGAAATAGAGTATTTTCACTACGATTTTGATCGAATCAATTTTTCGTATCTATTAAATGTCACGACTGACGAAAAATCCAGAGAAGACCTCAATGAGCGATATAACAGTACAGTGCATCAAATGAAATTTGTAGTTAATATTATGGAAGCACTTCGGGCACAGATTGACGATGAAGTAGCCTACGCTGAGGCAGTAACTCGTGCTGTTGCAAAACGTGCAGTAGAAAAAAATGAGGCTAAAAAATGAGATACGTTCAAGTCAATGGGACTACATTTATCCGCCATGTTATAGATAACGGCGAGCCTACGGAGTGGGATGAAAATCACAACACTCGTCCAAGTAAGCTAACACCAGAAGAAGCTACACTATTCGGGGTGCATAAACTACAGTTGGTTACCCCACCATTTCACAACCCACTAACGCAAACTCGGACTGATGCTGATGCCGTGCTTGTAAACGGTGTGTGGACGCAGAATTGGGTAATAGCAGATATGCCTGTTGACGAAGCTGCTATGGTTTTGATATCAGAAAAAAACAAAATAAGAAAATTGCGAAACGATTTATTAACGGCTTGCGACTGGACTCAGCTTGGAGACAACACAGCAGACAAAGAGACTTGGGCAACATACAGGCAAGCACTGCGCGACATTACAAGTCAGTCAGACTTTCCCTTGAATGTTGAATGGCCGACCAGTCCATAACAAAAACCAATAATTAAACTTTATAAATAGAGTAAAGTTTAATTATCAATCTACTAGGGAATAAAAGTGGCAGCATTATCATCAAGACAAGACTTAATTGATTATTGTTTAAGAAGACTTGGTTTTCCAGTAATTGAAATCAATGTAGATGAAGATCAAATTTCTGATCGCATTGATGATGCCTTACAGTTTTGGTACGAGTATCATTTTGATGGTCGTCAAAAAACATTTATTTCCCATAAAATTACAGGTGATACTGTAAACTTAGCATCTGCTTTGACAGGTAATTATATAGTAGGCGAAACTTTAACTGGACTAACATCAGGTGCTACCACTGTTATAAAGGAAATAGAATCACTTAATAGATTTATTACTGAAGACACTAAAGGCACATTTGTTGCAAGCGAAAATGTAAGAGGAAGTATTTCAAATTACAGTGCAGCACTTCATGCTACTACTTTTTTCACTGCTGGTGATATGAGTAATAAGTATATATCAATTGGTAATGGTGTATTATTTATTACTCGTATGTTCAATTTTGGTGGAGCTGCTACAAGTACCACAAAAGATGGTCAGTTATTTGATTTGATGTATCAATTTAGACAGAATGACTTGTATAATTTACTTGGTTCTGACATGATTTATTATACAGCAGTACAGAGCCATTTGTCAACACTTGAACAACTACTAGTTAATCAAAGGCAGATTCGTTTTAATAGAAAAATGAATCGCGTATATATTGATACAGACTGGGATTTAACTTTTAATCCTGGTGATTATGTGGTTCTTGAATCATATAGTATTGTAGACCCAACAGAATTTTCTGAGGTTTATGATGATATGTTTCTGAAAAAATACGCAACTGCTCTTATAAAAAGACAGTGGGGCGAGAACATGAAAAAGTTTGGAGGTATACTACTTCCAGGCGGTGTCACGCTTAATGGAGATAAGATTTACGAAGAAGCTATAGTTGAGATTGAAAAGATTGAACAAGATATGCAACTCAAGTATGAACTTCCTCCAACCTTTATGATAGGGTAGTCACATGCCTACCAATTTTTATTTTCAATCTGGCAACACTAGCGGCACTACTTCTGAACAACGTTTAATAGAAGACTTAATTATTGAGAGTCTAAAAATATACGGTCACGATGTATTCTACCTCCCTCGCACTCTAGTTAAAGAAGACACCATTTTTGATGAAGATACCTTGTCTAAGTTTACACAAGCGTATCCATTGGAAATGTACCTTGAAAACGTAGAAGGTTTCGGTGGTGATGGAGAATTATTCAGTAAATTTGGTCTTGAAGTAAGAGACAGTGCAACTTTTATATTAGCTAGACGCAGATGGGATGAATTAGTAATAAGTTCAGGCGGCACATTTACACAAGACACACGCCCGTCTGAAGGTGATTTATTATACTTTCAAAAAACTAATTCACTGTTTGAAATCCGTGAAGTAGAATTCAACAATCCTTTTTATCAAGCAGGTAAACTTTATATTTACAGATTGAAGTGTGAATTGTTTGAATTCAGTTCTGAAGTTATTGAAACTGGTATTACTGAGTTGGATGCGAATGCTGAAGAAGATAGTCTTGATATGTTAATTTATCAATTCTTGTTGCAAGACAATACATTATTCTTACTTGAAGATTTCTCTAGTTTAATACTTGAAAGTTATTCAACAGTAGGTAGTGATGCACAAACTGATTCTGAAGATTTTAAAAATTTCAATACTATTGAAGATATTTTAGATTTTTCTGAAGTGAATCCTTTTGGAGAAATAATCTAATGTTTAAAAATGTGCATTTTTATCATCAACACGTAAAAAAAGCAATCACTGCTTTTGGTACAATATTTTCCAATATTAATATAAATCGTATCGACGGCAATGATGTCACTCAACAAGTACTGAGAGTTCCTTTAGCATATTCTACTAAACAAAAGTTTTTATCAAGAATCAGAACCACAATAGATGAAAGAAAAGATTTAACTGCAATACTTTTACCTAGAATGGGGTTTGATATACAATCTTTTCAGTATGATGTAGCTAGAAAAGTAAGCCCAATACAAAATAATAAAGCAATAGTAGACGGAGCACCTGTCACTAGTGTTAGTAGATCGTTTGTATCTACACCTTGGAACATGACATTATCGTTATATGTATATGCAAAAAATCAAGAAGATGGTCTACAAATCATAGAACAAATTCTTCCATTTTTTAATCCAGATTTTAGTATTACAGTAAATGAACTTCCGGAATTAGGAATAAAAAGAGATATTAAAATTACATTAGATAGCGTAAATTATGAAGATAATTATGAAGGTGACTTAGCAGCAAGACAAAGTATTATATGGACTTTAGATTTTACTATGAGACTAAATTTTTATGGTAATATTTCAAATCAAAAAATTATTAGAGAAGCAATTGCTAATGCATATACTAGTCTAGAATCTGAAACAGGAACTAAAGTAACCGCTTCAATTGAGGCAACTGGAGATGTTGATCCAGCATCACCTGCTGATCCGCATATTTTTGTTGTAAATTTTGATGATGTTTATGAATCTTAAAATCATATTACTGAGATAACAATGAGCACATTTGATAGTTTAGACAGCACATTTAAAGTTTCTCCTACTAGAGCCTTAGATGTGAACTTAAAAAAAACAAGAATTGAAAATAACTTGCCAACTCCTTTGCCTGATCAAGATAAAGAATTGGAAAGTGATTTTCAAGATGCTAGAGACATATTAAAAAAGACTTCTGATTATAGTGAGCAGGCAATACAAGGCATATTGCATATCGCAAAAAACAGTGATTCTGCTAGAGCGTATGAAGTAGCAGGGCAGTTGATTAAAACTCTTCAAGACAGCGCACTAGGCATGTTAGATGTTCAAGAGAAGAAAGCAAAAGTATCTGCAATCAAAAAGACACCTGTAGGAAACAGTGTAACAAATAATAATCTATTTGTAGGAAGCACTAAAGATTTATTACGAGCATTAAATAAAGATGTTATAGAAAATGAGTGATGATAAAACTTCATATCATGGTAATCCGAATCTAAAAAATATCGGTCATGAGCATTCTTTTACAAAAGAGCAACTTCAAGAGTATCTCAGATGTAAAAA